CACCTTGTTTTGTTGTTAATCGACCCGTTACAGAACCAAACAAATCATAATTTACAAAAATATTTTTTTGCTCTCCAAATGTTCTCCAAAGATTACGTGCTTTATTATCCGTTTTACTCAGTCTGTATAGTTTGTGCTTATTGATATTAAGCTCTCTTGACGAAATATCTTGGATTGTCTCATAAGTATCATGCAAAAATCTATAATTACCAGGTTTTTCATAATTTTCTAAAATCCATTCACAAACTTCATTTTTAGACTCATAGTAATGCTGTAGATGCTTATCAGGCACTAAATCGTAAAAACACACATCACCAATATTTACTTTAGATCTCCTAAAAGAGTTAAAATGTGCTTTAATCTTTTTTTCACTGATTTGTAATCTATTCTTCAAGTGATCAGGACAGACATCAATTAGACTCTGGCCCTGCACCCACAAATAAAAATATGTAATGTCTTCTTGGCAGAGTTTTTCATTGTAACTCCAAGTGTGAGACATTTCTTTCGGAAAGTTGTCATAATAAAAAATACCTTTTGAAAAGACGGCAAAACATTCTTTTTTGTCGTCCATAATTTGAAAAATCATTTATCCTCCAATACTGTCAATAACTCATCTAAGCTATCATACCACAAAGTGCTTTGGCGATGCAAGGCTTTTATTTTTTGTGGGTGTTTTTCATGCCTGTCTAGGTCACTCGTTAGAACAAATCTTTTATCATTTGCGACACCTGTGTGTTCTGAAACATCTATCGAGACAATATCACACCAATCTGGTGAGTAATAGCGACTGGATGGATCGCTTTTTGATGCTCTAGATTTTTGAAACTCCAACTTGAAGTGGCCACCCTTATAGCCTTTTATGCTAGCTCTTTTATGTTCAATTAAAATTTTTCTCCCTTTGTGATTCAGTACGAAATCTGGATTTCCTCCAGCATCTGGGTTTTGTGATCTTTCAATTTTATACTTTTGTTTTAAGTTCTTCAAAGCCCTAAACTCTGAAGTGGTGCCCTTTAAGGCTTTTATAAAACCGATATCACCGTACTCAATAAGTTCCTGAATGTTATCGATTATAAATTTTTTTGTGTCTTCGTTCATCTATCCTCCTAATAACCGGAGGATGATCCTCCACTTGTGGTGCCACCACCAGAACCGCCACTGTAAGTAGCGCCAGATGAACCACCTCGCACAGAAACCTCTGATTGTGTTATGGTAGTGCCACGTTGTTTTTTGAGCAAATCATCGTAGCCATTCGGCTTGTTCCAGACTTGATCTCTAAACTCATTATTAATATATTCTGTTGCAGCAGATATGTCAAGTTTTTTTAGTAAAAAAATTGATTTTTTATAAATATTTGTCACTTTTTGAGGACTAAATGGGTTTCCTTCTTCTAAGTTTCTAATTTGGCAGTAGTAAAATAGTTGCTTTTGTTCATCATGGGGATTGATATTGTTGTTAACAGTTGACAATTGACTATAGGATGCGACAGTTTTGCCACATGCAATACTAATAGTCTTAACTAAAGGGTTCAGTATAGCATATTGATTATAGTATATATTAATATTATTATATAATAAAGAAATATCTAGCGTATGTGTTTTAATAAATCTTTCTTCAAAAAATGAATCTAGGTCTAATATTCCATTTGAAAATAAAACAGCGGCATTTGCCGGAGAGGCAACATCAAAAAGTAAAATATTCGGATTGTTATGTAAAATACAAAACCCCATGTTTAAACACAAATTCTTAAAAAATTCATAGGATGGATGTCGTAAAATTTGTGAGACTTTTTGTTGATCGTCGTCAAAATCTATATCTGAAAAAGAAAAAGCTAAACCGGTGTTTAAAATACTCGAATTGGTTGAAGTATTATACCTGGTGAGTGTTATAGGAACATTTAAGCTTTCTTTCATAACAAAATTAAAAAAATTATTGACATATTTTTCATATGATGTTATATTTGAAGATCCAATTACATTTGGAATATAATCTAAATTATAAAAATTAAATATTTTTCTCAAATAACTTTCATAATCAAGCCTAGGATTACTATATGAACTTACTAAATCTATCTCTGCAAAAGCTGCACCCTCCCTAATAATCAAGCCTTTGTCAACAGCGGCTAAAAAATTTAATCTCATTAGCGCGAGAGAATCAGCAGCAAAATCAAATATTCTACCAGTGGAGCCATCTGAATTAACCACTGGGACCATAAATTGATCTTTTGGTATTATTGAATTATTATAATTATCTATAACTCCATAGTGTATTCTCTCAACAAAATTTACGTCTTTTATCATTTTGTCGCCTAGACCATTGTTCTCTAAATGAGCTTCAACTTCATATTTAGCTCTTTTTACCATTTTTTCATTGGTAGAAATCATTTCATTTGTAAAGTTAAAAATACTGGACATTAATTATTCTCCAAAAAATTCTGGTCAGTCAATTTAGCCGGGAGAGTATCATCGTCCATACTTCCAAACTGCGCATTTACTAAATACTCACCGCGTTGCAAAACTTCAGTAATTAGCACTTTAGTAGCGCTTTCTACTTTGAATTTAACATAAGAGTCACTTGTTGTGTAAATACCATCAAAGCCAGGCTGATATCCAATAGTTGCGACTTGTTGAAAAATTTCGTCTTTGAGAGAACTATAAAGAACAACGGCTTTTGCAAGTTTTTCTTGTTGTATTTGTTGTGGTGTCGGGTTAGGTCCAGAAGCTGAGGTCGATGTGGTAGGTGGAGTTACTCTTTGTGCATTACTAGTGGTCGTTGGAGGTGTCGGAGGTGTTGTAACTGATGGAACATTGGTTGGAGTGGGGGGTGAATTGGTTTGAGATGCTGCACCTGCACCTGTTTGTGCTAGTTTTTTCTTGTCATCTTCATCTAACAGAGCGTTGTAACTTCTGACGGCTCTGTCGTAAAGTCTCAAGCAATCTTCGTTTGGATCTTGCTTTACAACACTTATGGTATCACCAGTAGCTCGTCTTTCGGGCTGTGCATCGGAGCCTAAATATTTACACTTTATATTAATGCTAAAGTCTTGTGGTGTTTCTCCACGATTATACTCAACAGATTTTATAATAAAATATCCACCAAGTCCTAAAATATTTGCTGGACTTTTAAGTAAATGTGGATTTGACTCATCATATCTTAGCGTTGTGATCCCAAAGGAATCCTCCAATTTGACAACCGATTTGTTTCTGATTGCTCCCCAATCTTTCAAAACAAAATTAATTATATTACCGGGGAAAAAAGATGTTGATGCTTTTCTATCAACAAAAGAAAAACTAAGATCATACACATTCGATAATAGTGATAAATTTCCATATGATTCATTAAAATATCTAGCCTCTCTCAAGAAAGGAGAGTCTGTCTTTGAAAAGGATACATTTTTCACATAATTACAATCTTTGTTTCTTGTGCCGTAAGTGATAGTAGGAACATATGGATCGTCTTTAATCGTCCCGTTAGAATTTTTTTGTTTTCTGATTTGTCTAAAGTATGGTGGAGACTGAAGGTATATGACACAATAGTTTGTAGTGTTTTGGCCGTTAGCTGTGTCTATTTTAAAAGTGCCATTTCGTCTTATCAAAGGTTGGCTTTGAAAATTTAAACCTCTGATTGGCTTGTTTATATTCATGTAGTAACTATTAAAAATACTTGGTCCGCCTCCGGCCAGCTCTTGAACCTCATGTTCGAAAAATTTAGTTCTGGTGCTAGAAAAATATCCAACCCTTAACATTGGTGGGGCCTCGTCTGGTAACAAGCTGTTAAAGCAAGTTTCAAATATTAAATCATTAACAAGTCTTTCGAGTAAATCTCTTATGAACGTACCAACTGGATAAAAACTTAGGTCTTTTTTAACAATAGTATCATGAAACCAATTAGTCAAAAACTTTATATCTACAGGAATCTGCAATGGATTTATTGACAGCAAGCTACTAATGTCTTTTGGGTTTGGGAGTTGTACTGGGGTTACTAAAAATTTCAAATTTAGTAATGATACATTATTTCTCATAGCATCGGTTCGCCCCTCATATAAACAATCTGATACAACTTCTAAAATATCACCTAGGTAAACACAATAAGTTGATTTAGTACCTTTAAGAACTAGCTCATCTTTTTTCTCATCATCTTGAGTAATTTGGCTCAAGGCTTTTGACAATTCTTGAACAGTTTCTGGGATTAATGGCTTGATTGTATCGACATAAGATACCCTTGGATCTATAAATGCTAAGTTAGGGTTATAATTGCTATTAAATTTCACCTCGAAAATCTTATTTCTTTCAAATAATCTAGTGAGAAAAGACCTTCTTGACACATTGTTTTTTTCTGCCTCTATCGCCTGTTGATTGACTCTTAAAATTTCACGTAGAGTAGCAGGTTGACATTTTTCCTTGATTGCATCCTTCAAGACTTGTTCTCTAACATCTCTAGCGATCAAAGTTTTCTCGTCCGCTAATGCATCATTAAATGGCATATTCATCATTGACTCAAAATAACCTCTATATGTTATTTCGAAAGTGGTTACACCTGTAGCAGATTCTCTGGTTAGTTTATGATCAATTGTTGTCAGATCATTAATTATCGATTGCCGATCACCTGCGGCAAGTAGTTTTATTCTTATTCTTCCATAATTTGGACTATATTGATTTACTAAAAACGCTCCGGGACCGCCATCTCCCCTACCAGTTACTGGTAAAGTCACTAAATCTTGCAATTTAATATCACCACCATCTGGTAAAGTATCATTCTTTGAAACAATTGACACCTCAGATAAATCTGTAAGTCCAGATAGGACAAAAGTTAAAGTAACTTTGACATCACTTCTAGCCGTTGATGGATTTGTTCCATCATATGTAATTCTTGTAGATTTAAGAAAAAACTTACCATCAGATGTTTCTGCCTGTCCAAAAATACTTGCCCTTAATTCATCTATCTTCTTTTCAATTTCAGGAACACTTCTAAGATCATTTGGTATCGCTAAACTATCGAGGCCTTGATTATTACTGGTTTCTGCATAAACCAAAGCTTGTTCATATTTAAAAAGTTCATAAGAATCTCTAGATGCACCCACGTCTGAATCAGTCACTAAATCTATTTCTTTTAACTGACCGATACCGTTTTCATCCTCATAATAATATACATATCCTAAATTAACATTAAGTTTTTGTATACCACTGTCACATTTATGAAAATATAGTTTTTCTCCAGTGGAGACTAGCATTCTATTAACGAATAAAGTTGAATCTCCAAAATTCTGTGGGTCAATTGGCAATATTCTTCTAAAGTACGGAGGGTTTGATCCATTACCTGTGCAATATTTTGGATATCCTTCAGCAGAAAAAGATTGGTCTTTAAATAAATCAGTTATAATCGCACATTGTCTCAAGTCAGTTTTTTCTGTATCTGTTAAGGCTTTTTTTGGTACAGGTCTTCCTTGCGCTGCAATCAGAGCATCGGCAGCCGCTTTCTTGCCCTCTTTACTTTGCTCTTCTAATTCTGAAATTGTATCAGGATCATTAGTCCAAAATTTTCTACTGTCTGAGGTTTTAAGAAATGCTTCATAAACATTTTTGACCATGTTTTCACTTGTTGGGTTAGTGTCAGGGTTTAAAAAATGTGCTGGAATACCTTGATATATCCGAGTAGTAGCTTTTTTTAAGTTTTTAACAATTTTTGCATGATTCTCAGAAATTGTAAAATAGTCTCTGATACTATTTTGTACTAATTCAGAAGTGGCGATTGGGGTCCCTGTGGTCAGGCTGGCCTCAACCATTGTATTGAACTTCTGAGAAAAACTTAAATTATATATTGTTTGTAGTTCGCTGTCAGTAAAATCTGATAAATTTTCAACTAATACAACGTAAGCTTGACTAGTATCACCGATCGAGTCTAGACTAAAAATATCATTTTTTGTAAGCCATTCTTTTCTTGATTTTTTGTTTCTTTTGTTAAATGGTAATGCCATTATTTACTCCATTGAATTGGCTATTGCGTATGGGTCTGCTGGTATGAGAACAACGTCACCAAGACTGTAGTGTGCATCAGTAGGTTTGTTGTTTACGAGAGCAATAACCCACCAAAAATTATAAGTGTTATAATATAAATATGATAATCTAAACAAAGTATTACCAGTTGACCAAATATGCTCACTTTGAATTTGATACTGTTCATCTTTTATATCAGCAAAATTCATGGTTCTTCTAATATTTAAAAATTTGACACCTTTGTTGTCAAAAATTTCTCTGTATTCTTCTGAATCTAATCTTGCTATTTTTTCGTTTTTATACTTTGGCATAATTTTCTCCGATTGTTAATCACCTGCAAATAAATCTTCATCGCTTTTTAAATTTCCATTCTTGTCATATAAACCACCAGGGCTTTCACCTTGATTTCCTTGGGATTCACTTTCTTTTGTCGATACAGATTTAGTTTTCTTTTCCTGAGTGGCGCCATCACTTCCAGCAGAGCCTGTTGTAGCTGCTGTAGATATTGTTGTAGTGGTTTTTGGTTCGCTAACTTTTACATCACTGTATTTTCTATTAAAAGGAAACAAAAAAGCGTTATCACCAGTTGGAATATTTCTATATGCTTTTGCTCCTTGAACCTCTTCTATGACTGTTTCTGCTTTACCAAAAGGACCTTGTTCACCGGTTTTTTTTCTTTTGTAAGGCTGCAACAAAAGGTTGTCAAGTATTTTTAACTCTGTCTCTATTGTCATCACTTTAGGATATATTTTCCCATTCTCTTCAAAGAAACCTGATTCAAGGACAATGTTAATATTCATCGTGCTAAATTGCACTGCTAAAGACTTATTATACATTTGTTCAAAATTTGAAGGATTAGCAGGTGCGCCATTAGAATCTCCAGTCTCTATCTTTGAGGGCACATAGCACCTCACGAACAGATTTTCTTTGCTCTGATCCGGATTTGGAAGCTCTGATCTCTTGTAAAACATCCTCATCAAATATTGCACCTTTGCACAGTTTTTTTTAGCTTCTTGTAAATCTTGAGCTGGTACAGTAAATGATAGTTTATAAGATATTTCATCGAAGCTTACATCTTTAAAAATATGGTTTAGCTCCATGTTCTTTGATTCTTTTTCTTCTATTTCACTTTTGACAGATCGATTGAATGTTTCAATAAATGGTTTGAACACAACATATCTAATCCTTTTATCGATTGATGGATTTGGTTGAAGACCAGCAGTGGACGGACCAGTATTTTTGTTATTGGTCAATGAAAAGAATATATAAGAAGTTTCTCTTGTGTTGCTAGGTAAATATTGAATTGAGTTCATGCTTGAAACAGTAAAATCAGCACCTCTTGTGTATGATTTAAGTTTCTGTTCTTTAAATGAACCAGCTGGTTTTGTGGTAACTAAAAAGGGAAAAATACCACTATCTAATGGATCATAACACCCATTAAGATTAAAAGATGAAAAAGCTTTATATCCTGTCACATCAGTTACTTTGGGTGATGTTTCATAAACTAATTTCAAGTCTAGTTTGATTAATTTTGGAAATTTGTAATTGTCAAACTCAAAAAATCCCATTTCCATAACAGGATTATAAGTTACCGTATCTATGATACACTGGAAGCCGTGATTATATAAATCAGCATATTCATTAATGCTCAATATACCGGTGTAATCTTTTCCTGAATTTATCAAATTTCTAAAATATACAGAAAAAAGTTGTTTATAAACCTTAACAGATGTGTCTTCGGGCGTAAAGCCTTGTGCATATCTGGCAGAACCCTCTGTGTCATTTGGTATTATTAATCTTTGAAGTTCAGCGATTTTAGCCAAGTTATTTCTAGACTCATTTACTGAATGAGCTGGTATATTGATTGATAAATCAAAATGAAACTTTCCATTGTATTCTTTAGCTATTTTTTCGTTTTGGTCTTTATCGGTAGTCTCTTCTCTCCCTTTTGAAAAATTCATTTTCAGAGTTTCAACAAATCCTTTAAACAACACCATTCTCTCAGTAGTGTCACTGCCAATATATAATATATAACCGTATTTTGAATCTTCAGAGCCATCTGATCCGTATCCTCTCCAGGATTCATTTCTAGATGTGCTAGGGTCATCTTTTCTTGTTGGAATTGGAGAAACGATATCAGATACTGCATACTGCTTAAATGATTTTGGAAATCTAGCCATGGGTTACTCCTATGTGAACTCTTTGTGGACTATACCAGCCATTTCTTTGCCATCTAAGTAAACTTTAACAGTAACATTTGGAGCAGAAATCTCAGGAATGTTAACATCTACTGTAAGTCTTCCCTCGGACAAATTCGATATTACATCAGAATCTCCCATTATAAAGCTAGTGGCTGTTCCATCTGTTTTCAAGGCTAAAAATCCATCAACCTCTACATTTGCCAACTCAGTAACAGCAGACTTTATATCTCTAAAACCAGCAGCAACTTTAGAAGTATCTAATTTGGCCATAGCATCAATATCAATTGTCTGTCCAGGTGGGTGTAAAGATTTAAAGAATCTAGTGAATGCTTTGGCCACTCCTTTAATTATATCAATATTCCTTACTATCGCTGCTGCTAAAAGGTCAAACCCGGTAGCTAAAACAAAAGGCATCATGAACAGCATCGGGGAACCTTCTTTGTGTAGTTCGTCATAAAGCAAACTAAGAACAAAAACTATGCCCATAATAAGCGCAAAAATTCCTGTAGAGTATAGTGATATTCCTAAAAACTTAAAAGCAGCACCAAGTATTTTTATCGTTGCTGAATATTTTGCTATGATAGTATATCCTGCAAATATAGGAACTATAAAATACAAAGCCTTACCAACCATAACTATTACTGCGCTTAAAAGCTGAAACCCTTGTGCAACCTTTGTTATTAATGGCGACATCATCATAAAACTGTTCATAAATGCCAGTTTCAATTGTGTCACGATTGGAACTAATTGCTCTGAGGTTTTTCGTAATTCCTCTTGCACCTCAGCAGCTGATTTTTGTCCTGCTTGAAACTTAGTATATTCAGCAGTGGACATATTAAGAAGTCTTTGCGCTTCATCAACACTAGCCACGCCCATAGCCTGCGCAACATATTGTTTGGTAAATTTATCTAATGATTCAAAATTACCAACTGACATTTTGACCTGTTGTTTGATCATCATAATTCTCTCATCATCAGTTGCATTCATTAATTGTAGAGTTGATAATTGAGTTCCAAGCACCGCATTGAGCTTTGCTGCACTATCAGCAGCTCCATCAAACGTGTCAAAGCCTTCGGCAATTTTAACTAAGGATTGAACAGATAAGCCAGTTGCTTTTGCTTGAGCTTGTAATTTTTTAAATACCTCAATATTTTTAGAGCCAAAAATAGACAATCTGCTTTGTGCTTGATTAAAATCTTGTAACGCTTTGGTTCCGTTTATTCCAACTTCTCTAGAGGTCATAACTATTTCTGCTGTTAAGGTTCTAGCAGCATCGGCGCTCAGTCCCATACTTCTTTGCATAAAATCAATGCTTTTTGTAGAAGTTTCTGCTGACACTCCTAGTTTTTGAAGTCTTGAAACTGTTAGAGCTAAATTTTTGTTTGATTGACTTGCAGTAGAATCAAAAGAGGAAAGATTTTCTGTTAGTGCCTTTACAGATTTTGAGGCATCTTCGAGAGAAATGTTTGCTAAATTACCTAAACTCTTGACCTCCATGAGGATCTCATTAAATTTCTCCCCCTGACCTGTAGATGCACCCAAAGCTCTACCAACATCTGATAATTTAAGAGATAATTTTGAAACTTCTTCTACGGTTACACCAATGATATTCTTTAAATTAAGAGCAGCTAAAACGGAAGCTCCTATTAGTTTCTTGACATTTATACCTGATTTTTCTAAGGACTGAAAATTTGTAATTATTCCAACAGTTTTTCCTAAAAATGTGTCACTAAAACTAGCCGACATCCCTATACTACTAGTAACCTTTTTAGTAACACCATCAATCTTTTTTTGTGTTTTAAGAATGTTATCTCTCACACCCTTAGCAGCCTCCAGAGCTTCTGTTTGTTTTTGCTCATCGTCTCCTGCTTCCTCTAATAGCTGTGCTAGTGTTTTACCATCTTTGATTTTAGCTTTCAAAAAATCACTTTCAAGGCCTAAGTTTTTAAGATAATCATCATAGAAAGTGTCTTGACTGTTAGAAAATTTACTAACTTGCTTTAATAATTTGATTTTGTCTTGTATTTTCTTGAGTTCGTCCTCTGAGTAACCCGCTTGGTTCTCCGTCAACTCCGCCATTTCTTGCCTGATATTTTTTTCTTGTTCTTCAAGTTCATTTATTTTTGCTTGAACGTCTTGAACTCCTTCTATACCAGCTCTTAACTGAGCTGTTAATTCTGTTTTAGACAATAGAGAAGTTAAAGTTTTGTTTTCAAAATCAATTTGCTTTTGTAAAAGTTGTGACAGGTCTGACTGTGCTTCTAGCTGCTCTTTGATAAATTGTAACTTTTGCTTCTCTTTCTCAACAGATTTAACTAGAAGTTCATATAGCTCTTCTTGTTTTTGCGCTTGTTCTGGAGTTGTAGCGCCTGGTATTTCTGGTGTTGACATTCATTAGTCCTCTAAGAATAAATAGTTTGAATAAAAAAATGCCCTGAAAACAGGGCATCATATGATCATTTCTTCATAGCAGCAGCTTCTTTTTTATACTCTTCTAGTGTTCTGTCTAAAAACCATTTTCTCAAACCAATCGGCAGATTGTAGAGTTCAAAAAGAGACCAACCACCATAATGCTTCAATATAAAGAACATTTCATATACTTGCTCCATATATTCATCGGTCAGGCCAAAAAAAGTCGGCGCCAAACGGGACGCTCATAACCTCCTCATGGCCACAGTTTGAACACACAAACCTGTCCTCTAATTTAATGTCGGGCGATATAAGCCTAAAACAATCTCTGAGGTATCTAGAATCAGTAGCAACCATGTTATCACAAACGTGATTAACAGTTCGCGTATCATCATACCCATTAAAAGAGACCACAAAGCGCTTCATTTGCTTTGTAACGAGGTTTTCCATCGCATCCTTGGCTTTACCCTCTTTGATGATTTCCAGCTCGTCAAAGCCCATTAGCGGCCTAATAACGGCCTTAATGGTGGACATTGGTAATTCAACCTCAAACGTGCCATCGTTCAAGTCTTTTATATCTGTATCTTCAAATTCATCGCCATGATACATGGTGTAATCAGTTAGATCAAAAGTAAACCTAGAGGGCTCTCCACATGCAGGGCAGGCCACTTTAGTTTTATACTCGAGTCCATAAGCAGCTGCTCGAGCATTGATAATTATCGAATTTCTATCTCCAATATAAAGATATGTTGGGTTGATTGACTTGTCAACAACTAGGTTGGCAACCAATCTATCAATAGCTAATCCTTTTTTCAATAAAGTTCTAGAAGTTAGAATGTCTTCATCTTTTGCCGTCATATGTCTAATCTCAATAGATTCTTTTCCATGAAGAGGATGATCTTCGGGATATCTACCTTTTGACGGTAATTCTACAAAATCTGATGGAGTAACAAAATCCATCGGATTAGGACCTCTTACGGGTGCATCCTCCGTTGGAGTTGGTTTATGACCGCCCATCAATCGGTCTTGATTGTTTCTTTTCAATTTTCACCTCATTTAATCTGTAAAAGTAACATTTGATTGTTGTGTGCCCTTAATGACATCACCGGTATCAGTAAATAGTGCGTAATCATAATCAACCGTTAAAACATATTCTATTAAATCATCCGATGAATAATCAACTTCTCCCCAATTGATCTCAGAAATAATTGGGTTTACTAAAGTCCATTGTTCGACAATTTTATCACCGGCTGGATTAATTTGTTGAATCTTAATACTATTTCCAAAAGCATTACTAATCGTGGAGGCTTTTTCAGCCGTTGTTATTCCATCATTTCTAGGAGTTTGATACCCAGACTTAGCTAAAAGATCTCTTAGGAACTTAGCGGTATTCAGGGAAGTATTTTTTACTCCCTCCACCGTATCATCACCATACATATCAACTAATTTAATCGTTATCGGATTCCAGGTTAACAAACCAGGGTATTTATAAGTATGGTTAATCATACGGTACCCTTTTATATCTACAGTAGCTTTTGGTTTTGTTACAGATTTAACAGTAATAACCTGTTTTTCTCCGATAACTAATACAAATCTTTGTTTAGTTTTGGGATTAACTTTTTCTGACCAAAAAGCCATTCATTACTCCGCCTGGTTTCCTGGACCGCCGACCGTGTAGCCTAGATCAAATACTTTAGTTTCGGTACCAGCATCAGTTCCGGCTGCTGGGGTGAACTCTGCCCAATCATAAACAATACCAAGGGTTATTTCAGAAAGCCCATCTTCATCATAATTTAATTGATCAAAAGCAACTTGTTTGATAAAAGGATTATGTAGAATCCATTCCTCTACAACTTTATTATCAGCATCTATTTGAGAGATCACAACTGGGCCCAGAGCAGTTTTAGCTTTTCCTTTTGAAATAGTTTCTAGGATCTTTGAATCTTTTGGGAACTTATAACCTGATGCGTAAACCATGTCTAGTAATTTTTTTGCCGCATTTGGACTAACAGGATCAACTAATGTAATCTCAATGTCTTCCCAAGTAACACTTCCAGGAAATTTAAAAGTATGCCCTAAAAACTTATGAGTTGTATCAGCTGAAATGTTCAATTTTGGCTTGTCAACTGATTTGGCATACCAAACTATTCCATCATCTGGATCAACTCCGTTAAAATTAACTTTAAATCTAAATTTTCTTTTCGGGTCTTTTGTACCCTTGTCTATATTTGCTCCCCAAAATGCCATGTTATTGTTCTCCTATATATATTGTAATTAGTGGCTTATACGAAATCCGCACCAGAGTTTGTGATTACAAAATCTACAACAATAAACTCAATAGCTCTCGCTGGCTTAATGAAGATTTTTGCATACATTACATTTCTATCAACTAAGTCTGGTGTGGTAGTAGTTGTATCTAGAACTATTTTATAATCTGCGAGACCAAATCTAGTTCTAACGTCTGATAGAATTGGATCAACTTGACCCTTGAATCTAGCCCAAGTGCTTGGTAGGTTTTGATCGAACAGTAGATTTCTAGCTACAGCAGACACTCTAGACTTTAAGAACAGAACCAAACGACGAACATTGATACGATCCAAAGCAGACTGGCTGGCTTGTAGTGTTTTTTGCCCAAATATGACCAATCCTTCAGCAGGGAAAGTCGCGATTGGGTTAATATTAACATCATACAGTAGGTCTCGCTCTGTGCTGTCAAGACGTTGTCTTGCAGTCAATACAGATGGCCCTCTTGGTCCACCAAGGCTTCCAAGACCACCACGGTTGAATCCAGCAGGGGCAAACCATAGCTCAGAAGTTCTTTGAGAATTACCAAAAGCCCCAAGTGCAGCAACCGATGGTGGTACCCAAACATAGTTACCGCCGTTGATATTATCAACAATTTGAACCCATGGATAGAAAGCGCATGCAAACGAAGAGTTAAGGTTTCTTCCTTTTAGTGTACTTACTGCTGTTTTGACTGCTCCTAGGTTTGCAGAGTCAGTTTGACCTGAATTTCTTTCCGCTCTTGGTACATAATCATTTTCAATGTCAATTATAGCAAGAACATCTTTTCTTGTCTCAGCGATTTGAATCATACGATTAGTGATCAATGGTGCTCTAATACCAGGGACAGTGAGTAAGTTAGCTGCTACATTTTCTGGATCCTTGACGGAATCAAGTGCTTTATATAATGAATATTGCACATAATTACCTTGCTCATTTCTGGTAGTGCCAATATTATCAGTTCTAAGAGGCTCTTTCTCAGTGATATCAAATCCTTCAACACCACCAAAGATTGGCATCATAAATTGTCTAATATTAAGATCCAGAAGATCACCAAACGTACCAGACTGTTGCGTATAAGACTGGTCAACAGCAGCGGCAGCATCATAGGAGCCTGAACTATAAGTAACTTGATTTGTTTCTGTTCTAACAATCAGATCATCAAGACTGAAAATATAGCTATGCTCATAATCCGCACCAGGAGTGTGTGAGTCAACACCCACTGGTAGTTTTCTAATATAATCTGTGTAATCAGGGTCATGTTGTGTGCTTGTAGCTGACAATTTAGGTCTGATTCCGTAATAAGCTCTATATGGATCTGGTGCTCCACCCTCAGTTCCGTTTTGTCTCAAAGGAATTGATGGGAAACGGAACGATGCAGTACCATTTAATGAAATATCAACAAAAACATTTTTAGTAGGTGACTGATATGCACGGACATCAACAGCAGACGGGGCACTGACAAATCCTTTAGCGAACTGACTTTCGATACCAGCAGATGCACTAATGTTTGCACCAGTTGCTGCGGAAAATGTTCTCGCTAAGGTTGATCCTTGTACAACAGTAAATCCTTTTGGCCTAACGACTCCTTTGAATCCAGCCGGCAATAGACCTTGTCCACCACCATCTTTAATATTTTCAACAACCTCAACATATACAAAGTCAGATTGGTTAGGGAAATCTCCAAGAATTCTATAACGTCTATCTTGATCATCCCAAGTAAACCTCTGGTCGCCGATTCTTCTACCAATATAATTTGGTGAAGCTGGGTTTAGATTCAAATTAGAGAACCTTTCAACAGTTTGTCCAGAAACGGTTTTTACACAAACTGAGAAGCTACCATATGCTTCAACATTTGGATTGGCAGGATTTCGAATATCTTCGATTGCAATCATGTAATTTTTTTGAATTTCATCACCTACGCCAATTCCAACTAATCTAAACAAATGCTGCTGGCCTGTCTCTTTTGAGGAAATTACAAAACCACTTTTTGCTTCAACCGCACCTTCTCTGTGATCAGACCAGTTTACAGATCCACTTTCTAGAGGAAGTAAACAAGCAAAGCAGCTACCGAGAGCAGCATCAGAGGCAATTCCAAGATTTTCTACTTCTCTAGTAAAAGTTTCACCTAGCCAATAAGTTTTTCTATCTTCGGCTGCAATCGTAGTTGGGTTAACTAATTGTGGATTTGTATTTAGAACTGATCTGATGTACTCAGAACTATTTCTATCAAAGTTAAAATTGATTGTATCTTCTACAATTGCATTATCGGCTCCTCGAACTCGTAATGCAAATTTAGCACCAACCTTATTGTTTTTAACAAACGTCGCTAAACCTGAGCCGTCTGCTGTGGCCGAATCCTCGTTTCCTTTGCCTACATCAGTGGTACCAACAAGTTCAATAGATCCAGCGTTTGCATAAATAATAGCACCTAAAGAGCCAGTGCCATAATTAGCCAGACTAGCATCAAGCCCCCCAGCGCCGTATCCGCCACTTCCTGATTTAAAGATAAAAACACCATATGCTGTAGCATTAGATCCAATAGTCGATGACAAATCTCCATCAAGCTGCCATCCAGCTCTACCAGCATTAGTTCTTTGTGGATGCTCTTCTCCAGCGATTCTAACCATTACAACTGGTGACTCTTCGGAAGCTAACCAAGCTTGAGCTGCATAAGAGGCATATGTGGGACCAGTCAGGTTACCTTCTCTCCACATATCACCTTGATCACCAGTACCGCCTGGCACTGGGGCGCCAAACACTGATACAAAGTTATCAAGAGAAGTGATCTTGATTGGTTTCATGGCAGGACCCTTTCTGGTTCTACCGATAATAATAGGTCCTTCAGCATCTCTTTCAGATGGTAAGAAACTTTGGTCTACCTCGCGAATCTCAATTCCGGGTGACAGGAAATCAAATTTTTTAGCCATTGACTAATTCTCCTTATAAATACTTATTCGTAGTAAATAGTTGTTACATAGGCAAACGGAATTAAAAGTCTCTGTATTTCTTGTTATCGCTTTCCCAAGGTTTTTCATCACCAATGATAGATCTTTCACGTATTAGTTTGACTTCAACAATATTTTCTTTTATAACAACTTTTGGAGAATCATCACTATCACCTTCTCCAATTAAATAACCGAGCACTTTCAAAGAAACTGTAGTCTGAAAGGATCTTTCCTCCTCTGAAAGATTTGATACGTTGTTCTTCTTATCAAGACTTTCTCCAATAAAAACAGTGTACTCGTGACCATCATAATCAGCTATTAAAGCATTAATATTACCAGTTCTAGTAGCGAATGGTGTTACTAAATTATTCATTTGCTGTTGATACTCTGCTCTCAAAGTTATTTTATAGCCAACGTTAACCCATACTGGGATAGGGGCATATAAGTATTCATATACAATTTTCTTGTTATCAGTTGGATAGTGATGCTGTTTATTGTTCTGTTGAGAATCTGCTGAAGCAAATTTTCTAGTTGGTCCTTTCGAAATTCTCCTAGAAATCACTCTTTGATGCTGTTTATATCCTCGAATGCCATTTTTTTCCGGAAACAAATTGGCCTGATAAGCGCCTTTGAAACCTACATCTTTTGACATTGAACTTCTTTCGATAGTTATCAATGGCAACTTTAGTTTACCAACCGAGTCTCTTATATCTTTGTCTTTTACCTGAAAGGCTCTCTCAGGTGAAATCCATAAAACTGGTACCTTTTTAAATCCACTATTTGTTACGGTATGAATATCTAATGATTCATCGATTAATTTATATATTGCTCTATCGATTGTCTCAATGGTTGACGGCTGTATAGTTATTTCTTCATTCGGCATTAAATAATCCATCCCTTGCTCTGATACATTGAGCTGTGATTTCAAATCTTGAGTCTATTTGTCCAAATAGTTGATTTGGTTCATTGGTCTTTACTATTTCATAATAAATATCACCGTATCTAACAAAATCTCCCTCTCTGACGAATAGATCTTGGTCCTCGGTGAGCCTTCTTTTGTGAAAGTTAACTGTGATACCAGTTTTCTTATCAAGTCCAACGTTTTCCAAAAAGCTTGTCTCGACTCCTCCGTATTCCACAAGGGCAAATACTCGAACTGGGTGTAAAAAGTTTTTTTGTATTGCCTCGCCGTACAAATCATGGAATGGAGTTGTCTCTATATCAATCGGAAAGTATAAAATCTGTTGACCAACAACGCGCTCAATGATCTCATCATTGACTTGCTTGACAAGATTCTTCTCTTTCTCTCCAAGAAAGAGCGGTGGTGGTGGTTGTGATGGCTGTTCCCATTCGTTTGACATTTATTATCCTCTTAAGACTCTTAGTTTAATTCTTTTCTTTGACTCTGTGAGTTTTTCTAGTTCACTTTTTAATTCTCTTGGTGTGATCATACCTGCTGCTGCGGCTTGCTTTAATCGCTCTGCGCGTTCTGCCTTTGCTGCTGGGTCTAGCTCTGGCTCTGGTTCCGGCTCTGGTGTGGATGATGCACCACCCAGACCAAGCTGTGGGTTATCGTTGATAAAGTTTGTAAGACCTTCGTTAACTTCAGTCCAGTCACCATACATCTTCAGTGCCATAATGTGTGATTCAATATCTGATTTCTTTTGGAAATCATAATCATTTGCCACAAATCCAAGCTTGTATGTAACTTCTCTGTATTGTTCTCCAGAGTATTCTTCATCCTCTGCACTGACAAATTGAAAGTAAATTCTCATTTTAGCTATAGGTAATTTTAAGTCAGGACCGCCCATCGCCGCATAAACAACTTGAGCAATTTGGCCTCTTAAGATATCAGAACCCTCCCTTGTTGTTGCAGCATACAAATCATCTCCCGGCTGAATGACAGGATCGGTCCCATAAGCTCTAGCTAATAAAGCAACAATCTTCGCATCATCTTCATCATTAGTTTGATACACATACTCGGCCTTTGCTTCATAGCCATCTGACATTTCATCACCAGTGTCATCATCATAATATATGGAGAAGTCATATTCAAAATCTGATGGGTTGTCATCCACAAGATGCCAAGCGAATTGAGCCATTTTATATTCATTACCACCACCAAGAATGTCTGCTTCTTGCAATCCTCTTATTATATAACCTTGTAAAGGTCCAATTCTATCGAAAGCGTTGTTTAGTCCAGAATGGCTAAATCGTCCTCGATCTATACCGGTGAATGCATTATCTAATTGATAGCCGATCTCTTCATATGTCAGGTAATCTCCCCCTGAACAATATTGTACAAGCTCACTGTTTATCAGGATCTCGATGGTTATCTTATCACCAAAAGCTGCTCCAACAGTTACTCTATCAACAACTGTGCCCGTCTCGCCACCGGTAAATAACTCAAAGAAGCTCTCAACTTTATCATCAATCTCATTCTCTGCTGTTCTGGCTTGGGCCAGAGTAAAGTCACCTTCTGCTTCAATTTCAAATCTAACAGCAAGCTCAACAGATATTGAAAATTCTCCAAAATCAACCTCTTCTATTTCGTAGTTAACATCAACGTTGCTTGGTACACCTAGTGCATCAATCGCAGCATCGACTTCTTGTGCAATCATTTGTTCAGTCATTCCACCAGCTTCAGCCCGAAGTTCTTCTTCCATATCATGACTGTAATTGATAGATCCATAAAACGTGAAGGATTCTCCTGGAAATGCAACATCAAACATCTTTGGCAGTGAATCCTTAACACGATAGCCGCTGTCTTGATAAGAGCCTCCATAACGTGTAAACGAGAACATCTTAATCTCTTCGCCTTCGAGTTCTTTAATTTTTTCTAGTTCTTCTTTTTGGCCCTCGACTGTTGTTTGATAAATTTTCTCAACAAGCCCTGGCAGCTTCTGTCCATAGACATTGCCTTGAGGAACGAGTAGTTTGATGGGATCTTCTTTGCCCTCGCTGTTGTTGTAAGCGACATTCTTGATTCTGACTCGTGAAACAGGCACCATACCACTAACATTTCTGTCATCATCTTCAAAGATCTCTCCTTCTTCTCCTGGTAACTCGAACTCATCAAGTTTTTCTGTAA